AGATCTGTCGGGCGGTGGCCTCGGGGTCCACGGCCCCCTGAACGATGATCGTCGGCGCCGTCGTGGTGGTGGCCCCGGTGGTGCGGGCGGACCGAACCCCGGCGGAACGGAACCCACCCCCACCGACACCGGCGGTAGCGGGCGCGGGCGCCGTTTTCCCGATCACGCTGGATAGCCACGAGGGTGGTTTGGGCCAGGAGATCGAGGGGGCGTGGATTCGGCCCAGCCACCCCACGAGGGTTTGCACGGAACTCACGACGAGGTTTACGGCCGATTGGACGGCGTGGAATGGGGCGGCGAGGACCGAGGCAAGCCCGGCCATGGCGCCCTTGATACCCGACACCATTGAGCCCCACGTCCGGGCCACCCACGACGTGACGGCGGCCACCACGGACCGAACCCCGTTGAATGCGGCGGTGATAACGAACACGACGGCGGTAAACACGGCCCGGACCACGGACAGATAGGCCATGACGTAAGCCTTTAGGACGGCCCACACGACGCCCCACACCGCGACGATGACGCGGCCCACGGCGGCGGCGGCGGTCTGGATTGCCGCCCACATGCCCAGCACGAACGAGCGGAACGCGGCTGACTTATTCCACAGCAGGATGATGACGGCCACGAGGGCGATAACGGCGATGATGACAAGCCCAATGGGGTTGGCACTCATGGCGACATTCCAAAGCCATTGGGCGGCGGCGGCGGCCTTGCTCGCGGCAGACGCGGCAATGGTCGCGGTAGTCGAGGCCACCACGGCGGCGGCGGCGGCGATAGCCGCGGGCGCGGTCCGCAGCCACGCGATGAGTTCCAGATACTTGATCCCCAGCCACGTCCCGAGGGTCGAGGTCGAGAGGGCGGTGGCGGCGGACGCTACGGCCTGCCCGGCGGCGTAAATTTTCATGGCCACGTTCACGGCCAGGACGGCGCCGACAAGCCCGAGGATCACGCCCATGAGGACGTTGGCGGCGGCGGCGTTTTCGTGCATGAAAGAGGCGAGCCCGGACAGGGCCCCGGACAGGGCCACGACGGCCGGTAGGAGGGCCTGCCCTATGGCGGCCTGGGCGTCCTGCCATTTGGCGGTTGCTACCTGTTGGGCGTGGGCGGCGGTGTCAGTCTCGCGGGCGAATGCCCCGTGGGCGTCGGCGGCGCCCGAGGTGAGCAGCGCCAGGGTTGCCATAGCGGACGCGTTTTTGCCTGCGGCGCCGGTGAGTTTGGCGGTGCCCTCGGCGGCCTTTTTGGCGTTGATATCGCTCTGCTTGATCGAGATCCCATACTTTTCGATGGGGTCGAACTCGCCTCGGAGGGTGGACCCGAGGGCGGCCACGGCCTCGGCGGTGGTGCCACCGAATTGGGCGGCGAGGTCGGCGCCCATTTTGATTAGGTCGTTCGTCTGCGAGGTCACCTGGTCGAGGGGGACGCCCATGCCCTTTAGTTGGGCGCCCGTGACTGACGCCATTTCGAGGTAGGCGGCCTGGGAGAGTCCCACCGCGTCGGCGCTTGTCTTGCTCCATGCCTTGACCTGATCGGCGTTACGGCCGAACACGGATTCGACTGCCCCCATTGCCTGCTCGGTGCGGGAGGCGGCGTCCACGGTGGTTTTTGCGAACGCCAGGACGGCCCCGCCGATGATCCCGGCCGGTATGGCGGCCTTTTTGATCCCGGCGGCGAACTTGTCCACGCCGGTGGCGGCCTTGTTGAGCCCGGCCTGGGCTTGTGAGTAGTCGGTGAGGATCTTGATAGCAAGAATCGCGGACTTAGCCACCGGGCCCTCACCTCCTACGGTTCGCGGCCCGGACTCTCTCCGCCCGCTCCCCCAACAGATCCAAAATCGTTGCTATCACTTGATCGTCGGCGTCCCACCACCACGGCGGCGGGATGCCGATTTCGTACACGTCCGCTATCTCGCAGATCAGCCGGGCTCGGGAGCCGGTGGGAAAGGGTCCGCCCCGGTGGTGTCCTCCCCGTCCTCGTCGGTGTCGAGGTTGGCCACGTCGAGCGTGGACGCCTCCCACGCTTCGTAGGTCACGTCCGCGGGGAGGCGGCCCTCCCGGCGGACCGCGTGCCACGAGATAAACGTGAGCCACTTGAATGGGGCCTCTTTCAACTCGGGCCAGTGATGCTTGCCGCGGGTCATGTCCCACGCGATCAGGTCCGGGTTGAGAGTCTGCACCTCAATCACCTCGGGGGCGTCGAGGGAGCCCCGGAGGACCCGGAGCCGGGGGGAGGACAGTTTGTAATCTGCCATGGGCCTATGCGCCTCTCACTTGATCTAGGACACGCTGAACGGCTTTGTAGTAGGCCACGATCCACGTCGGTTCGGTGTCGTGGGCGGCGTCCACGAGGAACGGGTTAGCCCGAATGTTGCGGCGCGGCCACCCCCAATGGATAACCCCGGCATACGGCACCCCGGCCCGGCCCGCCCTCACCACGGCCATGGATACCGCCCGGTTGCCGCGGACCGTCCCCGCCAGGGTCCCCGACACTCGGGGGGCCTTGATCTGTGCGGCGGCGCTCACGGTCGAGGCGGCGGCGGCGTTCGCCTCTTTCAGGTCTGCCACGTCGAGCCCGGCGCGGCGCAACGACGCCCGCAACTCACGGGCGCCCCGGACCTGAACGGTAGTGGCCACTAGACACCGGCCCCCACGGGCTCGGATGCGGACGCGGCGAGCGCGCCGGGGCCGTAGGTGTAGGTCGGCTTACCGACGATGGACCACTCGAAATCGCTTGTGAGGTCCGCGCCCATTTCGCCCGCCCCGAAATCGAGGGGGTCGATCACGAGTGTCCCCGTCGCGGTGGTCCCGGCCTCGGTCGAGGGCGTGAACGTAAAGCCTTGCTCGGTGCCCGCGGCGTCCTGGGAGAGTTGGAACAGCCCGGCGGCGGTGGCCACGTCGGTGTCCACGTTGCCGGACAGGGCATAGGTGTAGGTCACGGTTCCGGGGCGAACGTCGCCACACAGTTTCGTCGTGCTATCCGACTCGTTTTTACTCATGGCGATAGTCCCGTTATTGAGCAGACATGACGCGTCGATCTCGGAGCCGGTGGCCCCAATCGTCAGGGTGCCCGGACCGAGTTTGGCGGTTTCGTAGGCCATGGCGATTACCTCTCTAACAAATGGCCACGGTGAGGCGGACCGTCACACCGGGGAGGGCAGTTTGGTTGGGCTCAAAGACAATCGACACGGGCTGGGCGGCGTCCACGGTCCCGACTTTGGCTAGCGCGCCCATGAGGACCTCTAGCAGCCCGTCGGCGGCGTCCACCGTCTCGGGGTGGTACCCCGAGGGCAGGACCACCCGGACCTCATACGTGTGAGTCAGGGGCCGGGAGAGTTTGCCCTCCCGGTAACGGGACTCGGCCCACACCGGCCACGCGGACCCACGGCCCGGAGTGTTCGGCATGGACTCGGAGGGGGTAAGCCCCGGCACCGTTGCCAGGGCCTCCACCACGGCGGCGCGGGCGGTGGTCACGCGATCACATGCCCGGCATAGGTGGCCTCTAGGCGGGCCACCTCGGCATCCCACGCGGCGAGTTGCACGGGGCCGAACTCGGCGGCGAGATCCGAGGCGAACCCGAGGGGCAGGGCGCGGGCGGCGCACTCCCGCTGGACGCGGCGGAGCAACGAACGGCAGAGGGCAGGCGGCCAGACGCACCCCCCCTCGGCGTCCGTGTCCACGTCGAGGACTCGGGCCTGTTCGTCATATTCGGCGTCGAGTATCTGCTGGATATCGGCGTCGGTGAACGAATCCCCGAGGTCCGCCCACGCCCGACAGTCCGCGACCGTCGGGACGTTGGCGCACTTGGTTTCGCTCACGTCTTGCCCTCGGGGGGCGGGGCGGACTTGGTGGCGTGCCGGGGCTCCCGCTCGGGCTCGGGCGCGGGCTTGTCGGGCTCGGGCGCGGGCTTGTCGGTGTCGCCGGTAAACGGTGGCACGTAAGGGGTTTCGGGTGTCTCACTCATGCTGTCTTGGCCTCACACAGCGCGGCCGGGCGAATCAGCACGGTCTTGGATCGGCGCTCCGCCAGGATCGTAAAGACGTTCGACAGGAACGTATCGGCGTGACTGTCGGTGATGTAGAGCGAGATCTGGGACCGCGTGTAATGCGTGAGGGCGGAACGGAAATCGCCTACGACGGCGGTCCCGACGGGCTGGGCCACCGACGGAATCGGGGTGAGTCCCCAATACGTGGCCACCCGCTGCGGACCGGCCACCGACTCCACCATGACGGCAATATCAAGGGCGGCCCAATCGGCGGGGTTGAGCAGGACCGCGTTAGGGGCGTAGCCCGCGGTCTGCACGGTGGCGATAGCCACCCGAATGGCGCTGAGTAGCGCGGGATCTACGGCGTCAGGAATCGCGGCGCCCGCGGCGGCCAGGACGGCGGCGGCCTCCGCTTCCTCGGCCCGGAGAATGTCGAACCGCATGAGGTTCTCGATAGAGGTCCGGGCGGCGGCCTCGTCCTCCAGTAGTTGCCTCGTGAGTTGGGTGTATTCCGCGATGGTGTCGAGGGTCGCGGGGGTCACGACGGGGGCGAACTCCACCGACGGTTTCGGGGCCTTTTCCGCGACCTTTGCGGGGCCCCCGGCCACCTTTGTCCAGGCCACATACTCGATAGCGTTGCCGGACACGGTGACGCTGGACATGGAATCGAGTAGGGGCGTCGGCGCGCTCGGTGGGGTGGTGTCCACCCGCAGGGGGGCGCCCTTATAGCCCGCGGCGATCAGGTCGGCCACGCCGGTGGGCAGGGCGCGGGTCTGGATCTCGTCGGCGTCCACGTAGAACCGGCCCGAGGTGCCCCGGAACGAATAGCCGGTGTAGGCGTCGGACCTCACGAACGCCTCACCCACGGACACCTCGCGGGTCTGGGTGTCGGTGTCCACGCGGCGGCGGGTTGCGTTCGCTAGGCGCCCGTCGAGGGCGTCCGCGGCCTGCTGCTGCTCCATGAGGGCGGCCAGAGTGCCCGCCCGGCGGTCGAGGTTCTCCGCTCGGGCCTGGAGATCCACAAAATTCGGATCGTCCGGGTTGAAATTCTCGCCCTCGGCAATGGCGATAGCGGCGGCGCGGGCCTGATCCCGCTCGGTACGGATTGCGTCTAGAACGGCGGTGGTCATCGGCCTAACCCCTTTGGGTGAGCATGGCTATTCGCTCACGGGGGTGTTCGCCTGTGTCGGTGATGCCCCGAGGTGCTCCGAGGGTCCGGCAACGGGTCCCAAAACCGCTTACGGCCCACGATGCACCCCGCCCGCTATGCCGTCAACGCCCGTAGTCGCGCCAGGACCAACTCACGGGCGTGATCCTCGTCGGCCCCGCGGACCGAGGCGACATAGGCCGCGGCCCCGTATGCGCCGTGCGGGACGAGGGCCACCCCCAACAGGTGGGCGCGGGCGTGCCGGACGTGGAGCCCGTCCCGTTTGCGGGCCACGGTCCACCAGCCGGGATCGGCGCGGAACTCTACCGAACACTCATCCAGCGATCCGTCGGCGGCCAACTCGCGGGCCTCCTGCCCGGCCAGAGTGTTGGAAAACTTGGCCCGGACCCACACTCCGTCGCGCTTGTCCTCCACCGTCCGGGCGTGCCCCACGAGGGCGCCCCCGGCCGTTGAGTGGTTGTGCCACAACTTGACCCGGTGCGGGGCCTCGGCGGCGCGGGCGAACGCCTCGGGGGCGAACGACTCCCACAACTCGGCATCCAGTCGGGCCTCCACGCCATACGGCGCGGCCCGTAGCAGGACGGTTCCCTCGTCGGCGTCGTAAGCCTCAATGGTGGCGGCGCGGGTTTGGACCCCGCCCAACCGTGTCTCTAGTTCACCGCTCACGGCGCACTCACACTCCCACTCTCTAGCGGTGGCAACCCCTCTAGGGCCCGCACCTCGTCCAGCGTCAGAATCCCCGCGGCCAGGGCGGTGGTGTAGGCGGCGAACCGTTCCGCCGGGCCGGGATTGGCGAACCCGTCGAGGTTGACGGTCACGGTCTGCGAGCCCGGCAGGAGTGCGGAGAGGGTGTCCTGCACGGCGGCGATCCACGGGCCCAGGCCGAAATCGCGGTGGTTCTCCCACGCGTCGCGCAGGTTGGTGTAGGTGGCGGAGTTGTTTAGCCCGGCCCCCAACGTCATGGGGTCGAGCCCGAACGCGTAGGCCACGTCTGCCACGTTCAGCCGCTTGACCTGATCTAGCGCGGCGTCCACCGGGGATAGGTTGATCGGCACGAATTCCGTTGTGCTGTTTAGGACGGCGATGGACCGGCGGTCCCCGCCGTGGTTCTCCAGCCACTTGGCTTTGAGTTTGTCGGCGGCGGTCTGGGTCATGCCCGGCACCGACGTTTTGAGGTACCCGTTAGGT